TGACTGTACACATATTATAACACAGTTTTAGTAAATGTCAATAGTGATAAATATATGTAATTAAGGGAGTTTCTAGGTGGCGCAAGTTAAAAATTACGGTTTAATTGGCGTTGGCAATGATGTACAACTAGGTAAACAAGGTCCTAGATTGGTTGCTAATGCTGATACCGGTACTATATCTGTAACCAATGAAGGTGGTGTTGCTACTACTATGTCTGGTGCAGATGGTGTCAATGCCTCTGACTTTATTACAAAGTCGCAGTTAGATGCATTAGAAGTTAATCTGTCAGGTAGCGGATTCAATATTCAACTGGGTAATATAGATGCCAATGGCGATTTAGATTGGCACATTACACCTGATCAAGGCGACTATGCGGGTAATACAGGTGTAACCAGACAAGGTGCTGTTACTAGTTTTACTAATAATACAACTGTGTCAGAAGCAGTAGATAGATTAAACGAAGCCGCACTAAACATTTACAACAATACATTTGTTAGAGATGTAAACTTTACTGTTGATAATTCAACAGGCGGTGCACCATTAGTTAGCACATTAACAATTTCTACAACAGGTAATCCAACACATTATACTATTGATTGGGGTGATGGCACAACCACTACAGCAACCACAGACTCAACTCCTACTCATACTTATTCAAACAATTCACAGTCACCATTTGATGTAAGTGTGACTGCGTACAATGAAAACGGTGCCGGTGAAGGTAGTACAACAACATTTGTTAAAAGTAATTTTATAACTCTATACACTGCTAACCCAGTTGCAGACTTTAACATGTATGCCGCCAACACAGGTGGCTTAGCAGTCAGCATAGTTGATGATGGTACAGCATTGTACTTTGATAATGATACAACAAACATTGGAAGTGCAGATGCAACTTACACTATAGAATGGGGTGATGGCTCAGCAAACTCAAACATTTCTGCTGACACTGATGCAGGTGGTACACAAGGTAATAGACTTGCTCATACATTTACTACATCAACAGAAGAAGATCAACAATACACTGTGAAACTAACATTGGATACTCATAGTACTGCTGATCCAAGTGTTATACCAAACAATGCCACAGCAATAATCAAAGTGTATGATACGCATACACCTGATGTAAGTTTAGCAAGTAACAGTGGTATTAACGAACAAGCAAGTGGGGGCTTCCAAGTAGCCTTTACTAACAATACAGAATCAACTATAGGTAGCAATGCAGACTTTGGTATCTATTATGTTTATAATTGGGGAGATGGCACAACATCAACTGTTGCAACAGGTGGCGGAGCCGCAGGTGATACTGGCCAAGCAATTAACCACACTTATACATTGAGTTCAACAGATCAAAACAATGGTACGGCTGTAGATTATACTGGTAACTTACAAGTGTATTCAGCACATACTGGATCACCATTTACTAGTTCAAACTTTACTGTACATGTTGAGCCAGACTTGAGAGCAGACATAACTGCATCAAGTACAACATCGAGTTTAAAGTCCAGTAACGACAGTATTAGAACTGTGTACAAAGGCACAGACTTGTCAGGTACTAACCGTGCTGTTATCACAGTGGACAATACCACATCACCAAGAAAGAGTGGTGTGCAATATCAATACAGTTGGGGTGATGGTACTGCCAATGTAACTGTAACAGAAGTTAATGCTCCTGTACCGCCAGATGCTGGTACAGTGTTAGGTGCAAACATAACTCACGATTACAGCAATGCCACAACAGGTAGCAAAACATTGACCATGCAGGCAACAGGCACACTGGACATCACTGCACAAAGTTCTACAGTAAGTGAAACGATTGTGGTAGAAGATGTGCCAACAGCACCTGCAGGCGTCAGCAGTAAAAGTTTAACATTATCAACAAATGCCAACCATGGAAGCAGTGCTAAATTGGCTTCAGGTGCAGTAGACAATGCAGGCAGTAGTTTGAGTGCAGGTGATTCATTAAGCACAGACACTGCTAGAAGATATGATACCACTACAAGTATCAGTACAGATTTAATCAGTGACGCTTATAACAGTTACAACGGAAATGTATCTGCATACATAGACGGTGTTGCTGACGGAACAAAACAATTTACATCTGCTACAGGTGAAACAGGAACATTTACTTCTTTGATTATTACCAGTGAAGGTGATGCACATGATGAAATAAGTACATCAACATATCCTGATAACTTCTATCAAGTGTTCACAGGCAGAATTACAAAAGACATAAGCAGTTTAGATCATGGTGTGCATACAATGTACATAGGTCATGACAGCACAGGTAACACTAATAATGTACATGTTGTTTATGATAATGTGAACACTGTGCCTACATTAGATATAAGTGGTGCAAGTTTACAAGAGAATACAAATGGTTCACTAAGATATGTAAGTGGTGTTCCTTATTACAATTCAGGTAGCCCAACTGTAAAATTAGTAGGTGCTACAGTAACAAATCTAATAGGCCAAGCATACAAAGACGACAGCGGTATATTTAACATCAAAAGCGGCACCAACACAGAAGGCTCAGGTACAGCAGTGGTGCAAAACAGTAGAAGTTATTCACAAATAGACGGTGCTGTATCAATGCTAAGTGGTGGCATTCCAACTGCTAATGTTGGTGTTGGCAGTGCATACGCATTAGGAAATATCAGTATTGATGTTAACAATAATAATTGTGTAGAGCCGATTAAATTTAACATAGAAAATTTAATGGGTAGCAGTGCAGATACTGCTGAAACTTCAGAACAAATTCAAGTGTGGGCATCAGCACCAACATTTGATGAAGGTGCTATACCAGTAAGCGACAGTTTAGGTGCAGGATTTACTGACGATGGTGTAAGAATTACTGGATTTGGTAGCAGTGCAGATACTCCTGCTTTTGATAACAGTGTGAACAACTACACTGCAAATGTTTGGAGTGGTGCAGAAACCATTGCAGGCACAGCAGAAGCAGTGAATAGATTTAATACATTGACTCATTATGATACTGACCTAAGTTCAGGTTACTTGCCAGTAGGTCCTGATTTAGCAACAGGCAGAAGCGGAGCACAATACTTTACTTTTGCATTCCGCAGAACCACAATGAGTAACTTTGATATTACACTTACAGGTTCAGTAAGTGGCTTATGGATAGCCGCACCAGGTACCGACATTGACAATGCGTCAGGATTAAATGGTTGGCTACATGCAGGTACTACATACGGTGGTGCAGGTACACCAGGTTCTAATACAGGATCAGGTGGTAATGGTTCAGATGGTTGTGCATTTACATCAGGTGATAGAATTGTAGACGGCTCTACATATAGCAGTAATACATTTACAATGACACTTGGTGATCAGAACGCAACAAACTCAACAGGTAATAATATACTTGTAAGAGTGAAATTAGAGGACGGCGACAGTTTAACTGCGTTGAGTATTTCATAATGGCAATTAGTGATAGTCAAAAGGTTGATTTACTTTGGAAAAAGGTAGGCTTTGGTAAAGCAAAGACAGACTCTAACGACGCAAAGAAAGCACCCAACGAAGCCATTACATCAGACTTTATAGTAAAAACAAATCAAATTTGGGCACAAAGTAGCAGTATTCCATCTGTTATACCAACTGCTAACAGCAGTATTGTTAATGTGTATGCTGATAGCATTAGTGGTGCTTTAGAATGTGTAGAAGATACTACTGCCACTAATAATAGAACTTGGAAGACTCAAGTAACAAATTGGGTACCACCAGGCTTTGGTGCAACATATCAATTAAAAGTATATGCGGCTCCAACTGGTACTGCTAATGTACAAACTAGTGGCACACAATTATTTGAAACAGGTTCTGGTAGTGATGACCAATGGTACTTTGATTATCAATCAGGCGTATTACACTTTATTGGAAACAACTTACCGACAGCAATAGGTGCAGAAACAAGTAATGTAATTTATGTAGCAGGAGCCAAGTATGTAGGTTCAACAGGCATTGGTGCTGATGCATCAGGTGCAAGCATGACATATCGCAAAAGTAATTTGGCGGCTGTGTACGCTGACAGCAATATTAACGAAGGTGATATTTTAGAAGTTGCTGATGCAGGCGATGGTGAGTATGCTGTTTATATTGCTAAACAAGATGCACCTACTAGCACAGGACATTTAACTTTGATTAGCACAAGAGATGGTGCTGGTAGTGACGCCGCAACATTAAGTGCTGATGTAACATTTAGTAGTGGTAATGTTACACTAGGTAATATAAGTAGTGGTGGCAGACCATTGAGCGTTGTGATAGATGTTACATCAGCATTTGATGGTAACACAGAAATCACTATAGGTGATGACAACGACCCAGACAGACTTATGACAACTGCTTATGTTGATCTATCAGAGCAAACAACATTTGTTACTAATCCAAGTTATGTGTATGTAAACGCCTTAGATGCAGATAACACTCTCAAAGTATATGTTACAGCAGGTAACAGTACAGTAGGTAATGCTACTATCTTAGTTAGTTATTCTTAAACAAATAACTCTTCAATATCAATATTAGTAAAACCAGGTTGACGATCCCACTTAACTGGCCTAACATATTTTTTACTTTGGTCCAACTGATGGGTATAAATTATTTCGTGGTTTGGTATTGTTTTTCTAATTGTATCTAGCTCTAAATATTCGTTATGTAGAAAATTTGTAAACTTTTGGTACATATCTTTGTCTAATGTAATATCCACTGTGTCATTAAACTTGTTATGCCAATTGCCTGTTTGTTTACATATATAATAGCTCTTTACTTGCTGATCGAAATCTTTTCTAATTAATAATATAATCTTTTCAGACAAGGCTACTAATTCGTTTAGTAAGTTTTCTCTAGAACTTTGTTTTAAATGATATGGGAAAACTTTTACAACACAATTAGGATTTGTGCTAATATATCTAACTATGTTATTGTGTTTATCAGCAATACTTTCGTGAAAGCACTCGTCTAAGTTTTCGTAACTGTATTGCTCTGCTAACTGTTTGCAAAGATTTGTACTACCTGTTCGATATGTTGACAGTACTAGAATCATATTTTTTAAATCCGTAATCTAATAACTTGTTTAAAATTAGCGGTTCGCCTTTGTATACATTTTCTTCCCATTCTTCATCTGAAGCCTCGTCAGCATCATCACTGATATATTTGTAACACACAAAGTCTCGATCCATCATTACACACACTTTAGCAAGAGCATAGGCTTCCATGTCTACACAATTAAATTTTCTGCCTTCTAATAAGTGTTGAAACAGATCTAATGCATCTAAGTCTGTTACAAACTGATCTTGCGTTCTACATATTGCTCCATCGGTACCAAACTCAAGTACATTAGAAAATACATCTTTATCACCGTAAGTTACACCAGGGCCTTCTGTTATTAAACTACAGTCCATATCACCTTGCACAAATGTAGTGCATTTAATTAACTCGCCTTTGGTAACACCGAATGCGGCTCCTGCAGTTCCATAGTTAATTACAGTTCTAACATCTGGATGTCTTTCTAAGTATCTTGTTAATGCGTGTGCGGCATTAATTTTTCCTACACCAGTAAATAAAATTTTATCAACAGGTGTATTAGGTAATTCATCCTGTAATGCTGTAACTAAAATTTTATCTTGTGGTGTTGTAAGTATGTCATTAAATAAATCCAACTGCATGTATATCCTTATAATATAGAAATATTGTTTTCATCCGTAATAAAAAACGCATGTATTTTAGGTGTCTTGCTAATGATCTCATCAATAAATTGAGAAGCATTTGTAAAGTTATGACTAATACAGTCTCCTAATTGATGTCTACCTGGTGTGTATTTAGGATCAGTTAAGTCTAAATAATCTGCAATTTTATATTCATCTATCCATGCGTTATATAATTGCATTTGGTCATCCCATTCTTTTTCACTGCAACTAGCCCAGTCATATTGTACCCATGGGTTAAGTTCCCATTGTTGACTTATCATATTCTTATATACTAATTCTGCATCATTAGTAACACTACAAGTAAATAAATCTTTGCCTACAGTACCAAAGTCTAACATTAAAGACCCTGCAGGTCTTACCATTGTAAAATCTTTATAGTCTTCTGGCTCTAATAAAATTGTAGATCGTGTAGGAACATCAAACTTAATAGTTGTAAAGTATGACTCTTCGGCATGCTCCAACTCGTCGATGCTACCTTCGTTCCCTAATCTTTCATTGAAGTGGACTATTAAATTTATACTTTGTAATTTTTCCCAAAGTATATTAGCATCTGCTAAATCTATTTCGCCTCTAGACCTTTTGCTTTCAAGTTCGATCATTCTAGTTTCAAAATGATCGTGTAATTCGTTCAAATTTTTATCTCGTTTATCATATAAGTCTTGATCATTTAATTTTAATTCACTAGGAATAGTAAACCAAATCTTATCTTGAAATTCTGTATTTAAGTATTCAATTATGTTATTCATCTCAGTTCTGCTTTCTAGAACTGATTCTGCAGTTAATCCTTTATATATATCTGTAACTGCTCTCCAACTTCTTTTTCTTTTACGCACAAATAGGTCATATGCTACTTGATAATTTTTTTGTTTGTATGCATCTATAAATTTTTGAGTTAACGGCAAATCATTCAACTCCCATGTTAGAGTTTGAAAGCCAGGTGTATTCATTATGTCGTTTGGCTCGAGGTGATTAAAATAATGATCGTCTACATTACTGCCAGTATAATTTACAAATCCTGACTTGTAAACTACATGATATCTATACTTTGTCATACCCTAAAGTCTCGTTCGGAGATGTGTTTTCATTTACAAATTTAAAGATATGTTGTATGTGATCTATATCATTTTGTTCTCTCACACTGCATACTTCATTTGCAAAATGTAATTCCACATTATTGTCTACTGCAAGTTTTAGCAAAGTTTGCCTTCTAAACGGATCATCCGGTAAACAATAGATACTGCATAACACAATACCTTCAACACCGTATCCAGTTATCATTTTTTCTAAGCCTGGAAACCAATTTAAGAACTCATTCTCAAATTGATAGTCGTTTATCTTGATATCATTCTTTTTACAGTAGTCGTTGATGATTCCTCGTTGCATTGGTAAAGGAATAGGGTTACTAAACTTAGTATTCCAGCCTGCATAACTGATCCACTTTTTGCTAGTGTCTATAGTTCTTGTGTCTGGTCTTTCACCGATAAATCTAAAATACCCACCTGGTAGTTTTCTATGATAGTGTCCACCTACGGGTAGTATTCTACCATCCATACTCCAACGAGTAATATCAGTATCGTTATTAAAATTACCGTGTATATGATGTTGTTGGAATAAATGTGCTTGCCCTGGGTCTAGTGTAACCGGCCAGCAGTGTGTTGCACACTCATCTTGTAGTCTATCATAACTCCAACGATTAATATAGGCATCTCTTGTTATTCTATCACTTTCTTCCCAGCCCATGATTTGCATACTGTTATTGCCATAGCATTTGGTAAATGGTGTCCAGATAGTTCTAAGACCTAAACCGTTACCTACCCAAATACCTTGATGGAAAGCAAGTAGTCTGCCTACTTTTGCTTGGTTAGGTATAACAATTCTTATTGTAAAGAATCGTTGTATCATCCAATCGTCAACATCGATCAGTCCTGGTACTGCATCGCTGTAGTATGCATCAATTTTATCTTGTAGTTCTACTGTATCAAATTTTGCTTGGCAGTGTCTGCCTAATTCTAAAATTTCATCAGGAGATAATATTTTGTGTACAGTTTCTAAGGATTCAATTTGAGGGAATTTTTCTTTAGCAACATTTAACCAATACTCTGGCCAATTATGTTTTTCTAAATCGTATTCATATGTTTGATTATCCCACCTAGGGTCTAAATCCTGTAAGCTCATCGTGTGTGTCCTAAAAGTAAGTCTGGCTCAGGTTCATCTGTAATGAACTCTAACAAACTGTTAATATAGTCTAATTCATCTTTGCTGTTAAGCATAATTCTTTCATCAACAAATATAATTGGCTTTTTGTTTTCCAGTGCCAAATTGAGTAAATAATCTCTTCGATCTTTATCCATTGTCATTCCTAATATACTAGGAATTATAATGCCACCAATATGTTCGTCTTTGATAAAATCTTCTAGCATAGGCTCCCATGTACAGAAACTAAGTTCCAATGGATAGTCAACTGGCGTAATGCCGTTGTCTTTGCAAAATTGATCCATTACCATAGAAGTCCAAAAGAACGGTGTTGTTTTATTAAACCTTGTTTCCATATCAATATAGTTAATCCAGTTTAAACTGGTATCTATATCTGTGATAGGTTTTCTATATGTTTTATATAATCTAAAATAGCCTCCCGGTCTTCTCTTTCCGTAGTTGCCACCCTTCAATAATACTCTAGTATCAAAACTCCATCTTGTTATAGGAGTGTCGTTGTTAATATTACCGTGTATGTGTCCTTGTTGAAATAACCAACTCTGTCCTGGATTAGTGTTGCATGGGATAGCATGTTTCAAACACTCTTCCTGTATCTTCTTATAGTTCCATTTATGGTCATAAGTTTTTTGTGTTATTTCTCTACTCGCATCCCAGGGTAAGATTTGCATAGTATTACTATCCCATGCTTTTGTAAGAGGTGTCCATATGCTGTACATGCCAGGACCGTGTCCGTACCAGATACCTTGATGGAAGTTAAGTGTTCTACCATGCTTACTTTGATTAGGTATAACAACTCGCATGCCTACAACATCTTGAATCATAAATTCTTCGTTGTCTAATAGGTGTGCAAAGTTATCACCTACAAAGTTATCAAGCATTCTAGCAAACTCTTCTGTTTTGCAAATGCGTTGTACATTCCAAACAAAATCGTTTATGTCTTTAGGTGCTATAACTTCATGGACGGTTTCTAATGAATATACTTGTGGATATTTTTCTTTTACTGCTTGTAAAAAATACTCAGTCCAATTATATTTATTTAAGTCGTAGTTGACTATTTGATTGTCCCATCTAGGATCTAGTGTGTTGTGTTTCATGCATATATTTATAATGCAGTATTTAGAAATCTAATTTAATTTGAAGATCTTCGTAGTTGCCTTTATGGGTTTCAAAATAATTTTCCCATGTTAAAAAGTCCCAATCTACATTTAGATTGTTAGTTCCGCCTAAACTGTATTGTTCTCTGTGTTCTTCTATAAATTGTTTGTTTTCTACAATTTCAGCATCGCTTGGTTTAGGTCCTCGTTCAATATAGAGGCACTTCATATTAATTTTACTGTAATCGCTCCATATCCAATCTGTTCCGGGCACTTGTTTCATTTCGCTATATTTTAAGAATCTTTGTGCTGGACCATCTCGCCAAAAGCCAAACAGCCTATGAAATGCTTTTGGAAATAAGTCCATCTGCCCATTTTGTATTTTATGGCCGTATCCCTTTCCACGATGTTCAGGTTCAACATATATTCCGCGTGTGCGTATAAACATGTCGTCTATGTTATAAACGCAACTGTGAGCTACTGTAACGCCGTCTACAACATATTTTACAGGGAATAGTATAACATCAGTATGCCACATGTGTTGCGGATACTGTACAATATAGTAAGGGTTATTCCATATTGGGATAGTACTAGGATCTTCTATTTTCCATAATGGAGCGATACCTTCTTGATATTCGCTCCACGATATGATCTCTAGTTTTTCATTAGGCATTGTCTTTTAGATATTTAAGGACAGTGTAAACATCAGATACTTCAAAAGGATCGTCACTTGCATTATCACTAAATCCTTTTTCAACAAACATTTGTTCAATTACACCATCATTAACTATCATTGCATAACGCCAAGACCTAAAGCCAAAGCCTAGGTTATCTTTGTTAACTAACATACCCATTTTACGAGTAAACTCTCCACTGCCATCCGGCACAGGTTTTACTTTGGATATGCTTTGACTTTTAAACCATGAGTTCATTACAAAGGTATCGTTAACACTTAAACAATAAACATCATCGATTCCTTTTTCTTTTAAGTCCTCAAAGTTTGCTTCAAAGCCTGGTAAGTGTGTGCTACTACAGGTAGGAGTATATGCACCTGGTAATGCAAATAATACTACCCTCTTGCCAGAAAACATACTGTCTGTGGTTAAGTCTGCCCACTCATATCCAGGTGAGATATCTTTCTGTACTCTAGTTTTGAAAGTTACAGTTGGAATTTTTCTTTCCATTAGTTTTTACTCCTAAGTTGTTGTTGCATATTTATAGGGGTTTATAATATACCCATTTGATATTTGGCTTCATCAGTTACATGTTGATCCGGATTCCACGGAGGATCAAATGTTAAATTTATTTTTACTAAATTTACATCTTTAACACTGCGTACTGCAAACTCGGTTTCCATAATAATCATATCACCGTAAGGGCAATTTGGTGCAGTTAATGTCATTAAAACTTGTACATCATTTTCTTCGTTTACATTAATATCATATATCAAGCCGAGGTCAACAATGTTGATTCCTATTTCAGGATCAATAACTCTACGCAAATTACTGCGTACCTTATCTTCTAACTTAATTTCTGTATCGTTTGACATAATGAATTTACTAACTTTTTACAATCCTGTTCGTCGTTATATATGTGTGTGCTTATTCTAAGTATAGCACCGTTACCGTATTTGTTTACTATTGGGTGAGCACATACTTTACCGACTCTAGTTGCAATATTGT